GGACAGAAACTTTTCTCTAGTTATAATACAACAAGTGCAATTACTTTTACTTTGGTGGTTACATTACAGTCTGGTTCTGGACAACTAGGTTGTGGATATAATTATAATAATGACATGACATTGATGGAGATCAAACAATGAGACTAGGTAGTAAAGATTTTGCAATTATGAAATTGAATCCATCTGCTGTTAAAGTTATTGATGGTGTTCCTTACGATAAGGATGATAATGTAGTTTCATATGATGATGATGCAGTTATGATAGAATTAAATCTTCAAGAAGTAAGAATGATTCGTAATGCCAAACTCGTAGAAACAGATTGGGTTGTCACTATGCACAAGGAACTAGGAACAAACATTCCTGCTGCATGGAAAACATACAGACAGGCACTAAGAGATATTACAGACACATATACATCACTGGATGATGTGGTATGGCCGGAGAAACCAGAATGAGTACATTAAAAGTAGATACAATTACAGATTCTTCTTCTGGTTTAACTACAACCATTAACGGATTTACTCCACAGTCATCCAATATGGCTGGAAAAAATCTGATTATCAATGGCGGATTTAATGTCTGGCAAAGAGGCACATCATTCAGTGATGTCAATAATGTTTACACTGCTGATAGGATGTATGTTGTCGCTGGTGGTGGAACTACTGGTGATAATGTAACTCGACAATCATTTACTGCTGGACAAACAGATGTTCCTGGCGAACCAACTTACTACTTTCGATTTACTGCTGGTTCTACATCATCAAATAAAGTTGTTCATCATAGAATTGAAGATGTGAGAACTGGTGCTGGACAAACCGTAACATTATCCTTTTGGGGTAAGGCATCTACTGCTCACAGTTCTACAATAGAACTAGGACAGAATTTTGGAAGTGGTGGTAGTTCTCAAGTTGTTCCATCAGCACAATCATATTCATTAACCACTTCATGGCAAAAATTTACTTTTAATATTGTCCTTCCAAGTATTTCTGGTAAGACAATAGGAACAAGTAGTTATCTTTATATTGCTTTTATTAGAAGTTTGCCTGCATCAAATGTTGATATTGATATTGCACAAATGAAATTAGAGATTGGCTCGGTTGCTACTCCATTTGAACACCGTTCATACGGAGAAGAGCTTTCGCTCTGTCAGAGGTATTATGAAAAGTTTGGACAAGGTTGGTGGTCAAGATTTGAATCTGGTTCTGGACTTGTTGTAAACGGACAGTTCAAAGTTGAAAAGAGGACTGCTCCAACTATTGGATTGCCTACTGGAGGAACTATTAGACTTTATGAATGGGGTGTTGGAGATAGAGATGCTACACCAACACTAACAAGCACATCAATGAATGCAAATGGTGGACACTTCAAATTAAGTGGATTTTCTACTGGTGGTTCTACTGGTGAGATTTGGGGTGTGGGTGGAACACCAACTTCTATAACAGAACATCCATTTGAAGCAATTGCGGAGTTATAAAAAATGGAAAATATGAATATTACGTCTGCACAATATAGTGAAGGAAATATAAGTATCATCGCAACAATTGAAGGCAAACAATATGCAATTCCTTGTGTTGTGGGGAATGTCGAATATGACGAAATCATGCGCCAAGTAGAAGCAGGCACACTAACTATTGCAGAAGCAGACTAAATAGTATGAAAGAGATTAGGAAACAATAATATGCCATTTATCGGAAAACAACCACAGGCTGGTGCATATTCAAAGTTAGATGCAATCACAACTTCTGCGACTGCTACCTATAACTTGACACTTGATAGTGGTGCATACTATCCTCAAAGTGCTAATCACCTGTTGGTTTCACTTAATGGTGTTATTCAGGCTCCTCAAGATTCATTCACAGTCAGTGGTTCACAGATTATCTTTGACTCTGCATTGACAAGTGCTGACGTTATTGACTTTATCATTGCACTTGGTGATACACTGGATATCGGTGTACCTAGTGCTGGTTCTGTTAATACAAGTCAGTTGGCAAATGATGCTGTAACAACTGCAAAGATTGCTGCTGGGGCTGTTGATACAACAGAACTTGCTAGTGGTGCAGTGACTTCTGCAAAACTAGATACGAATATTGATGTTGCTGGAAACTTAGATGTTAATGGAACTTTTAATGTTTCGGATGACTTAAAATTCATTGGTGGGGCAACACCAACATTAGGTATTGGTACATTAACA